CCGCCACCACCCGCTTTGCGCAGGGGAGCTCGCTCGTCGTCACGGTCACCGTCTACTGCCAGGTGCCCTGAATGGATCCGCCGGCACAACCGTCCTGGCTCGCGCCGCTCGTCTCGGTGACGACGCAACTCGGCGTCCCGACGGTGTTTGCCGCCGTGCTGCTCTGGTTTGTGCTGTTCAAAGTCGGTGGCACGCTCGAGAAGATCGAGCAGAACGAGCTCGACCGCACCAAGCTGCTGGTCTCCATGCAGGAGACGTTTGTGGCGGCCGTGCAGCAGCAGGGCGAGACGTCCGCCAAGCTGCTTGCGAAACTCGAGTATTGCAAGACCAAGGGGGAGTGATGATCCACCGCAACTACTTCTTCGACAATATCAAGTATTACCTGTTTAAGAAATTCAACCAGGGCCAGGTCGACGGACTCAACGTGTTCCTCGACTGGTACGATACGCACAATCCCCCGATCCCCGAGCGCTATCACATCGACGACCGCATGCTCGCCTACGTGCTCGCCACGACCTACCACGAGACCGCGGCGACGATGCAGCCGATTGCGGAGTACGGAAAGGGGAAGGGCAAGAAATACGGCGTGCCCGACCCGACCACCGGCCAGACCTACTATGGGCGCGGGTACGTGCAACTCACGTGGAAGGACAACTATCAACGCCAGGATACGAAACTCAAACTCAACACCACGCTCGTCAAGAACGCCGACCGCGCGCTCGAGCCCCAGATCGCCCTCGAGGTCATTATCGGCGGTATGGTCGACGGCGATTTCACGGGCAAGAAACTCGCGCAATTCTTTACGCTCAATCTGACCAACTGGTATGATGCGCGCACGATCGTCAACGGGCACGATCAAGCGTCGACGATCGCCGGTTACGCCGAGAAGTTTTTGAACGCGCTCTCTCATATGTGAGGCCCGCATGATTAAGCTCGCGCCCGACCAAGTCATCCCGTCCGCCCTCGACGCGCTCCCCGATGAGGGTGAGGCCACCGACGAGAGCACCAAGAGCATTCAGGACGAGCCGCCGGCAGAGCCGGCGTAAGAGGAGCCCCCCGATGCCAACCGAGCGCCGCCCCGAGGACGACCCGACGCCGCCGCCGATTCCTCCCGACGACGAGGACGCAATCAAGAATCTCGAAGATCCCGAGCCCGAGCCGCCCGCCGACGACGAGCCCGAGGACGCGGGCGCGTAGTGCCCTGGTACTACCCGGAGACACGGCCGCAACGCCGCCCGCTCGGCACCCCCGTCCGGCCGGCGAGCGGTGGCGGCACGGGCGGCCCGCCGACCGGGCCGGCGGGTGGGGACCTCGCCGGCACGTATCCGAATCCGACCATCGGCCCGGGCGCCGTCGGCAACGCGGAGATTAGCGACGTCGCCTATGGGAAGGTAACGGGCGCGCCGACGAGTCTCCCGCCGAGTGGGACGGCGTCGGGCGACTTGAGCGGCACCTATCCGGGCCCGAGCGTCGCGGCGGGGGCGGTGACGCGCGCGAAAACGGCCCCGGATTGCTGGCTCTCGCCCATCCCGGTCGACCCGACCAACGTCGGGCAGGTGTTGACCGTGACGAGCGGGCCCGTGCTCGCGTGGCAACCGGCGGCGGGGCAATCGCTCACGGGCACGTGGAATTGGAAAGCGACCGGCGCGGTCGCCAATCCCGGGAGCGGCAATTTGAACCCCGACAACGTCACGACGCCGACGGTGCTCTGCTTCTCGACGACGACCGCCGGGGCGAGCGATGCGCGCAACATCTTTCTGACGACGCAGGTCGGGGACATCCTCGTCGCGCAACAGAAAACGGATTCGACCAAGTGGGCCAAGTTTCAGGTCCGCGCCGCGGTCGTCGATCATGCGACGTGGTTTGAGGTCCCCATCACCGTGCTGGCGAATGGGACGGGTGGCGCGGTCGCCAATAACGCCGACGTCTTGGTCACGTTCCAGCGGGGCGCGGGGTCGACGGGCCCGACCGGGCCCGCCGGCGGCGATCTCGCGGGGACCTATCCTAATCCGACGGTCGCCAAGCTGAATGGCGCCGCGGTCGGCACGACGACGCCGCTCGCGCGGGGCGACCTCCTCGTGGCCGACGGCACGCCGGCGTTGAAGCGCTTGGCGCTCGGCACGGCGAGCCAAGTGCTCCAATCGAATGGCACCGACGTCGTGTGGGGGGTGTCGCTCGGCGGCCCGCCGAGCGGCCCCGCCGGCGGGTCGCTCGCGGGCACGTATCCCAATCCGACGCTCACGACGACGGGCGTCGCGGCCGGCACGGCGGGCTCGCAATACAAGGTGGCACAGATCACGGTCACGGCCGAGGGGCGCATCACCGCCGTCACCGAGATTACCGTCCGCGCCCGCTGGGGCTAAGCCATGCCCTTTCTTGGCGCCCGCGGCGCGGCGCCCGACCCGCGCGGGCAGGCCGCGCAACCGATCCCGGGCGTGACGGAGTGGCGGTGCCCGCGGAACGGCGTGCACGTCGTCGAGGTCCACTATACCGCCGACCCGGCCAAGCGGACGCCGGAGTGGAAACGCGACGCCTCGCGCGGCATGCCGCCGCGCGGCTGGCAACGCGAGATGGAAATTGCCTTCGACCTCGCGGCCGGCGAGCCCATGCTGCCCGAATACGTGCCGGCGGAGATGCGCCGCCCCTTTCCGGTCTCGCCGAGTGCGCGGCTCCTCCGCGGCTGGGATTTCGGCCAGGTGTGCCCGGTGACGCTCTTTGCACAAGTCGACGTGCACGGCCGGCTCGGGTTTGTCGCCGAGCTCGTGCTCGAGCATGCCAACTTGACGGCGCAAATCGAGGCGACCAAGGCGTTGACGGTCGAGTTGATGGGCCCGGGTGCCAATTGCTTTGACGCCGGCGACCCGGAGGCGTTGCATGAAATGGAGCTCGGCTCGATTCGCGCCGCGCTCTTGAAGCACGGCATCATCCTGCAAACCTTCGGCGGCCGCGGCGACACGTCGTACAACAACTTGCGCGACCGGCTGCTGCGCCGCGTGCGCGTGCCCGGCGAGGACGTGCCGAGCCCGACGCTCATCGTCGACCCGCGGTGCCCGATTCTCCACTCGGCGTTTTCGGGCGGGTTCGCCCGCCATCCGAAAACGGGCAAGCCCATGCCGACCCACCCCTACAAGGACGTCGTCGACGCCGCGCGCTATCTCAACGACAACTTGCTGGGGAGCACGTCCGAATGGATGCAGAAATTGACCGCCATCGCGCGGGCGGATTGTGCCTGGTGATTGACGGCGGGGGGGGCCGCCCGCTACACGGGCCGCCCCGAGGACTCTCGGGTATGTGGCGACTCGCACTCGCGGCGCTCCTCGCGGCGCACACGGCGGCGGCGGCGACGTGGACGTGTACCCGTACGCCGATTCTCCCGACGACGCTCGTCGCCGCGCGCTGCACCGCGACGGGCACCTATACGACGGGGGGCGAGTCGCTCACGGTGCACGACCTCTGCGGCTCGGACGCGCGGGTGCCCGCGGCGGTCTTTACCACGGCGGCGATCAGTACGGCCGTCGGGCAGGCATGGGTCACGGGGTGGAACATGCCGGCACGCACCTTGCGTTTCGGCACGGCGGGGCCGGCGCCCGGGCAAGGCGAGCCGCTCGTCGAGCTCGCGGGCGGCAGCGATATTACCGGCGCCGCGAGCACCCTCATGACACTCTGTGAGTAGGAGGCCATGGCGCGTCGAGCCGCAGGCGGGGCCGCCGCACAGACGCTCTCGCCGGGCCGCGGCGAGACGCCGACCAATCTCGCGCGCGACCCGGAGATAGCGCTCCGCATCAAGCAGGAGCTCGTGCCGCTCATGAAGCGCACGCGCGACGACCGCAACGGCGTGCTCCGCGAGCGCTGGCTCCGGTACTATCGCATTTGGAGCGTCCGGCACGATCAACAAGGCTACCGGGGCCGCACCAATACCTATTTTCCGGTCGGCCGCCGCTGGATCGAGCAATGGGTCACGCGGCTCAAGCGCGACCTCTTCCCCGACCAAGACTGGTTTGCGTGCAAGGCGCTCCGCGAGGATTTTGAGAACCGCGTGCCCGCCAAGGTGGCGCTCCAGAAATATTGGATGCGCCGGTATATGCGGCTCCGCAAACACGCGCTTCCGTGGCTCCGCCAACTCGTCATGTACGGCACGTCGCCGGTGCGGAACGTCTGGCGCGTCCTCGAGCACGAGCAAACCGTGCTCCATGACGTGCTCGACGACGAGGGCGCGCCGTCTGGCAAGACGGTCGAGGAGGTCGAGAAAGTCGCCGATTTCTTGGGCCCCACGTTCGAGCCGGTCGACCTCTTTGCGTTCTACGTGTGGCCGGCGACGGCCGACGGGATCGACACGGCGTCCCTCGTCTTCGAGGACCGGTGCGTGCCGCGGAGCCGCGTCTATGCGCTCGCCAATCGGCCGCTGGATGCGCGCGATCCCAAAACGAGCGGCAACGTCTATGAGAACGTCGACGAGCTCGCGGCGCTCTATGACGCCGCGCTTGCCGACCGCGGCGGCGGCGGGCGCAATCCCGACAAGTATTCCGCGCTCTCGCAACGGCTCGCCGACAAGGGCTTCACGGCACCGCTGGATGACAACGTGCCGGCGGCGCTCCGCCCGCTCGACATTACCGAATGTATGTGGACGGTGGACCTCGAGGGCGACGGCGAGCCCGCGCGCTATCTCGTCACCCTCGGCGCCGATACGATTCCGCTCCGCGTGCAACGCCGTCCGTTCTGGCACGGCGGCACGTCCTGGCTCGTCGGCCGCTTCGTCCAGTTGCCCGAGGAGTTTTACGGCCGCGGGTTGCCCGAGCTCTTTGACTACATGCAGTATTTTATCAACGACCTCGGCAACCAATCCGGCGACGCCTTTGTGTGGTCGACCAACCCGATTGCCGTCGTCGACGTCGGCGCCGTGCAGGATCCGACGTCGCTCCGCATGGCGCCCGGCGCCAAGTGGCTCGCCAACCCCGCCGGCGTGCAATTCACGACGCCGCCGCAAGGCGCCGCGC